GACCGTGTTATCCTCAACCTTGTTGTACAGTTGGATCTCTGGAAACAGATCCTCTGGCATTGCCCTGAGTGCGGCAGCAAGGCGGATGACTTCGCTTCGCCAATGGCCCCTGACGGCTGACTTAGCCGTCTCCTTCATGTTAATGAACTCTCCGACGACGGTGGCACTTACACCAGAAAGGCGAGCCAGTTCAGATTGATTGCGGATGCCTTCCCGCTCCATGTACTCAAGGATTCGGTTGTTCTTGACCTGAGTTATGACCCGGAAGTCTTTCATGGCTCATCTCTCACTAACCAAACACCCGGTTCAATTTTGATCATGCCTGATGGCTTCCTTGTGTCTTCTCCTGATCGACGCAGGTTGTCTCGTTGTCCACGAAAGGCAGCGAACCTGTCCATCATTCCCAAGCCTTCATTTACGATGAACTCCAACGTATCGCTGTGAAAGTTCTCCAGCCACTTAAGGTGGCGAGCCTTCATTTCCGCCTGCTCATCATCGGTATCGTTCATTGATGTGACCCCTGTTTATACCCTGTGACGTATCCCACGAATTTATGCGCTTTATGGTATCGCCCTACCGATCATAGATCAGCATTGGCTCCTTGTTCCATGACCAGTCCCATATGTACCAAGCGTAGTTGTGCCTTGGTGATCCTGTTGTGTCGTCTATCCAGCGGGGGCGTTTGAGAAGCACGATTTTGGCTGCGAATGGCTTGCCAAAGATTGTCGAACGAGACGCCGCGCAATCGAACTCATTCCGAAGCAGCATCGCGACACGACCCTGATGCGGCCTCGTCAACATCAACGCATGCTCTATGAACTGATCAGCAAGGTCGTCCTTGAACGGCGGGTTCGTAACAATGTCCCGCTGGCCGTCGTTCGTCCACGTCAGCAGGAAATCCGCCACATCGAAGCCAAACCCATAATCAAGGATATCCGACCCATATGCGTCGATGCCATGCTTTCGGAAGACACTCAGCATCTTCCCCTTGCCTACCGCTGGCTCCCAGATCCGGCTGAAGTTTTCATGCCTTAGTAACACTTCCGTTACCCACGGCTCTGTCTCGTAGTGATCCCACTCACGGCGGTCCCATGTCGAGGCGAGGATCAGTTTGTCACTTGCCATTATGTGCCGCCATGCGTTGATTTTCCTCAACCAGCCTGTCGCTCAGTTTCGACAAGATCCGATCTATCGACCGATGCGCCGCCCGAAGAGCAACCCACTGCTCACCCGTCGGCAATGACCGAAAATCCATCGAAGCCAAAAACATCACGCCATCGTCATCTTTGACGATCTTACCGATCACCATCATTTCCGGCAGATTCGGCATGAAAAACCCCTGATTCGCGACGATATTGATTTTATCGCAACGAATCAGGGGAACAAGAAAGATTTCAACATATTACCCAATGAAAAAGTGGCCGAAGCCCCTTTCTGCATCATCATTCAATCTGTTTCCTGATCCCGTCTCCGACTTCCAAAAAGTCATCCAGTACCCTGCAAATCGTCGCATACCGTTCCGCAAAAGCCTTGTGAGCGTCCATCGACACGCCATTTCCCTTCGGATAAAAGTCACGCCCATTTGGCGGCATCATACGCATTGTATCCAAAACATTCCTGAGTGCTTCAACGATGCAATCATTCTGATCCAGCAGATACTCGCCAGAAGTGCCGTTGCTGTGAACCGTGGGGACAATAAGGTCAGACATTTTACTTCTCCTTGATGTGATGGGTGGGGGCCGAAGCCCCCGTTAATCAGTCGCGGGCCATATTGGGTACGTCAAAAGCCATTATCATCGCTTCATCAAACGTCTGCGTGGTCCACACGTGATCAACCCGCAGGACATCGTAATTATTGCCAGTTTCATCCTTGAGCCTCTGGGCATATTCGCGCGCATCATAAAGGTACTCAAACGCTTTCAGCATGCCGACAATGCTGCGATCTTTCGGAACAACATAGTACATTTTCATCTCCCTTTTGTGTGCGCCGCAGCGCCGTTGTTGATGTGTCGTTTATAGGCCGAATGAACTTTTCGGTCAACACAAAAAACACGATAAAATAAATTATTTTTTGTTTCGCATCCAGCCAACGGAAACAGCCACGGTCTGTAAATATTCCTCGTTGGCTCGCACGGGCGGATCTCGCATGATCAGCATGCAGTGAACGCGAGGGTGGTTAGCCCTCGCGTCCTTGTTTTTGCGCCACCACCAGATCATGCGGTCAGTGCTTTGAATGTCAGGGAAGGTTTCGGGTTCGATATCTTGCACCGCTTGATCCACCAGTCCTCGCCCATCTCCTTCTTGACCGCATCCGTGTCAATCGTCCAGCGAACGCTGGCCTCGCTGAAGCAAACCTTCCAAATGTAACCCGGCAGTTCCTTCTCGGTGGCGCGCTCGCGGATGACTTTTTCGCACTCAGCGAATTGCGCTTCCAGCCTCTTGATCTCCGCCTTGATCTGGGCCGCGAGGTCGACAACTTCTTCGGTGGTGAGGTCGGCGTTCATGGTAGGCTCCTATGGTGTGGGCCGCAGCCCCGTTGTTGATGAAAACAACTTACGCGCGACTGAACACAATGTCAACGCACTAAAAAAAGTAATTTTCATTTTTATCGCAGATTTTTTGATACCAGCGATCACCGGCATCATTTTCCCGGAGGACGACAATCGTGCCGTCCTCCCACCGTTCCTGCCTCACCGTCCACTCAGGCGGCGTTGTCTTCACGAACGTGAAAGTCAACGTTCTCCCAGATGTACGGGCAGTCTGACTTTTCTTTGATGAACAGATTGATGATTTCATCTTCCTCGTCCTTTGTCAGGTTGATATCGTCGCCGTCCTCGTTGGTGACGTACACCAGCACCACGTTATCGATTTCATACATCATATCGCCGTAATCGCGGCCATACACGATGTTTGCTTTGCCATTGAGGTAAATGTGTTCGCCATTCCATTCGATGAAGGAATCATCAATCTTGTAAGTGAAATTGCCGAGTTCAGCGAGAACGTGCATTGAAGCCTCCATGTGGTGGGCCGTGGCCCCGTTGTTGATATGTCTGTTTTTATGCGTGTTCGATGTTGTCGTCAAGCGGGAAATAAAACTTTATTGCGTCCATTACTAATTCGACAGTCGGGACCATATGCAGGTCGCCCGTATCGCAAATGACAACCCTCCACAATTTATACAGTTCCGACCACTGCACCCACGCGAGTTTGTAATCACCATTGAAGACCGTAAACACCTTATCGCTGCTATATCGCGCCCTTAATTTACCGTTGCTCATCGTTGCCTCTCATTTGATCCAAGAAGTCCGTGTCAGGCATCACCGGCACCCTCACTACCACTTCGATCTTCCGGCTCATCACCAGCCGCCGGGCGAGATCGTAGGCCGCTGCCTGTCCCGTATAGTTCGCATCATTGTCTGAAAAAATCGTTAACCGCTTCACCGAAGCAGGCGGATTAAACGACCGTAGAAGCGGCGCGCTGATCGCCGACCACGTAGGCACCCCAGTCGTCAGAAACGCCGCCAGAGCGGTCTCCACGCCCTCAGCAATACCCATCTCCTCAGCGACCGACGAGAACAGTCTGATGGCCGATCCTGTAGGTATCGTGCCCGCCATCAAAACCTTGACCGGCGACACATCCGCCTTCTGCCCGACCCTGTTCAGATACGTCCTGTGGATCGAGACAATGTTGCCGTTCTCGTCGTCGACCCGCGAGGCCATGATCGGGAACACTTGCTCAGGATCAGCAATGTGACGACCCATGCCGATTCGGATCGCGTGTGACCGGATCTTCTTGTCGAGCCTCTGTTTCAAATATCGGTCGACCGGATCATCGTCGACAACTGATTCGCAGAACGACCAGAACTTTCTGGCTCGCGCCTTAGCCTTGTCATCGGGCATCCGGTCCCGCACAGCCTTGACGCCCGCCTTCGGGACCAATCCAACGACAAGATCCTTGGCGTCCTTCAAGGGCATCTTCTTGACCCGTGATATCAGGCTAAACCCATCACCGGCACCACATGCCGAGCAAATCCAATCTCCCCGGTTCTGCCTATTGTCAAACCTGAACCGATCCTGCCCGCCACAAATCGGGCATGGGCCATGCTTGCCAGAGAGATATTGGTCAGCGACCCCTGCACTCCGCAGGATGTCATGCCACCGACCGAGTGCTGCTGCTTCCGCGTCCTTGAAGTTCATTTTTCTGAGCCTTTTCGCGTTGTTTAGCCTTAAAGATGTTCAGGTGCCTAATCCACGACAGAGTGGCCGCTGACGGAGGCATGGGAGCCGGTCTATCCGCCGGTCCGACACCGATCCGCTGCCGATATGCGTGATACGCCCACCCGGGCTGGTAACCCTTGATTTGCGCGTGACCGAGCAACTCAGCGTAGAATACCCGCTTTTGCTCGCGTGTCCACGACTTTGCTAATTGTTTCCCATCCTTGGTTAACTCCGACAGTTCTCCGCGCTCGGTCTCGATTTTCGACATAAACTCAGCCACGAACCCGCAAGCCGGGCATTTCTGTGTCCTCAACGGCTTGATGAAAGCACACTTCGAACACGCCTTCGGGAGAAGTTGTTTCTTCTCAGTCGCCGCCTTCGCCTTTTCTCCATCATCCAGCGTTGCATGATTGATGTCGGTGACGAAGCCCAGACGCAGGGTCGTATCCGAGTGATCAAGGATCAAGCAGTCTTGTTTGCCCGGGGCGGTACGAAGTCCCCGTCCAATGATTTGCGTAAAGAGTATTTCCGATCTCGTCGGACGCGCCAAAATAATGCAGCGAACATCCCAGTCGATACCGGTCGTGAGTACCCCCACGTTGCAGACCACTTTGGTCTCGCCATTTGCGAATCGTGCAGCAATTTCTTCTCTCTCGTCGACTTCGGTGAAGGCGTCCATGTAGTCCGCCGCCACGCCCGCCTCAAGGAATTGTTGCTGCAATTTTTTCGCATGCGCTCGGTCGACACCGAAACACAATGTCGGCCTGTTCTCGCCCTTCTCCAACCACGTAGAGACGATATCAGCGACCAACGTTCCCTGCTGCATCGCCCTTGACAAGCCTTTGGTCTCGTAGTCGCCCTTCACAATCTTGACGCCCGTCAGATCAGGGTGCGCCGGAGCAAATACCCGAAACGGCGAAAGATACCCCGAATCAATCAGATGTTGCGTCGTCGTGCCGATGATCAGGTCGTCGTAAAGTTTTCCCATGCCCTTCGACCACGGTGTAGCCGTCAGGCCGATCACGGGAATTTTCTTTTCCGACAGTTCCGCGAACCATTTCTTGTAGAATTGAAACTGAACATGCGCCTCGTCGATGATGACGAGACCAGCATCAGGAACGTTGCGGCGCATCAAAGTCTGAATGCTGGCCACCTGCACCTGAGCCGTGTGATCTGTCCGCTCATGATACGCCTGCATCACACCAATATCGAAGATCCCGTCACGTTCGAATGATTCGACCGTCTGGTTGACGAGCGAAATTGCTGGGACACAGAAGATGACTTTGTGGCCCTTCTCCAGCGCCATGTTGATGATTGCCCCAGCCGTGGCTGTTTTACCGGCACCAGTGGGCATTTGAAGGACGGGCTTGCGCTTGCCAGAGCGAAGAGATGCCCTCAAATTGTCAATCGCATCCTTCTGGTAGTCCCGTAGATCATGCGCCGATGCCATTGTCGCGCTCCCAGCAATAGAGGTCATTCAGGATCGTTGTGTGGTCACGCTTGAGCCACCGGCTCACTTGGGAGGCTGAATATTTTTGTTCGTTCACCGCCCGCCAAACCAGTTCGCGGCGCACCTTGACCACGTTTTTTCGCCGGTCAGGATTGATGATCAATTTCGGGTCCATTTCGTGCTTCCGGGCAATGTCCATCAGCATTTCGTAGAACCCATTACGCGGAATGCCATCAACCTTGAACACGATCTCAGGCTTCTCTTGTTTATCCACCTCAACTTTCACAGGCGGGCTTTTAATTGCAGAGATCGGCACAAGACCAGCGGGCTTCCCAAGACCGCCCAAACGCCGCCTGACGGCGATGTAGTGGGCCTTGAGGTCATTGTAGGACGCGAGATTCAGTTCCGTGGACATTTGGGTTTTTTCCTTCAACTTCAATAAGCGTTACGATCATTGGCGCTACAAGATCCTCGGACCATTCCGCAGCCAGCGCCATGCACTGCGAATCATCCTCTACAATCTGCATTGCGACAAGTAGATCGCTCGTCGCTTTCAACAGATTATCCAAGTCCCGGCGGCGTTTGTCCGCCCGCAAAACCGCGATGTGAATGGCATACTTGCCATCAATTTTGGTTTTGATTTGCTCTTTCAGCATCCACCCGGCTTCTTCGATCCAGTTTTTATATTCCTGCGACTTGTACATCCGCTTCCCGGAAATACGCCACAAACGATTGACTGACGGTGCGAGGGGCAGGATGAATTGAAGCATTAAAAAAAATCCGCTGGTGTGAGTTCGTGATTGGTCGCCGCAATGATTTTCTTTGCCGCATTGACCAGTGGGGTTTGCTTGTATCGTTCAATCCTCGACAGTGACGATGAACTGATTCCGGTGATAACCGAAAGCCAATCCAATTTTACTCCGTTTGCTTGCCGCCAGAGTTTGAGCGGATGTCCATCCCCGGATCTCCAATCGGCGAGGTCGACAATCGGCCCGCGCTGTGGTTCCGCTGCATTCGGATTTGGCTGTTCTGCCATGTCCAACATTCCCCTGTATCGTCTTGGAAGCAAATCCAAAAAAGATGATGCTCAAACCCGTAATCAATCAGAAAATGCGCCATGGCCGACCCTTTTGGGGTGGTCAAAGGAAGTGGGGGATCAAGGCGAATCACGGTTGACTCCGGTTGCATTCACCGCAACCATATGCCGCACTTTCATTGAATGCAAGAGGATTCAAAAATGGAAATCAACCTGAGTAAATTAAAATATAACTTACCAATAATTGAGAAAGAAATTACCTCTTTCTTGGCTAGCATACAGAGTGATTATCATGATTTAGTGTTAGATGATGAATTTAAACAAGATATTCTTGAAGGATCTACTGATTATATTACTATTATTGATAGACTACTGTTTAATCTAATATTGTCAGAAGAAACAAGTGAATCACTAAAACGCGCGCGCGCGAGGCTGCACGAGCGCGAGCAGCGGACCACCAAGCGGACTGAGATCATCCGGGGGCTAATTCGGCGAATGATGCAGATCGCCGATTTGCGGAAGATTTCTGCCCCGAATGGAACCGTCAGCATCGGCATCAAACCGCAGGGTGTGGAAATTGTGGATGAGGGCTTGATCCCGGATGAGTTCATGCGTATAAAACGAGAGCCGAACAAAACGCTGATCGGCGAAAAACTGAAGTCCGGGGACAATGTTCCCGGCACAAGACTGACTAACGGTGGCGAAACTTTAATCATCAGGTAACAAAATGAAAAACATAATTATCGCGCTGAACAAGGCCATGCAATCTGCTGGCTACGTTCAAAAGAACTCCGAGAACAAGTTCCACGGCTACAAGTATGCGTCTGAAGCGGATCTTCTTGAGACGCTGCGACCGGCAATGATTGAGCAGGGACTTGTGCTGATCCCATCTATCGGGAACGTCAGCGGCATCGACGATCACGGCAATACGAGGGTGTTTGTCGAATACACATTGGCCCACACTTCGGGCGAGATTTGGCCAGACAAGATTATGGCAGTTGGCTGTGGCAATGATCGGGCGAAAAATGGCACTGTCGGCGACAAGGGTGTCTACAAAGCCATCACCGGAGCGAACAAGTATCTTCTCTTCAAATTGTTTCAGATCGAAACTGGTGATGACCCGGAAAATGATGAGGTTGTTTCCCAGCCCGAAGAGAACAAAGATACTGGAAATTCGCGTAAGGATTTTGCTCCAAAGCCCGGTGAAAAGGGAAATAATACGAAGGCTAAGAATGCCGACGGTGTTTCTGCTACTCCTGAAGAAACCGAAAAATACATGCAAGTCTTCATTGCGGCCCTTGAGGCGCATGTGGACGAAAAAGAAATTCGTGAGTTTTGGAAGAGCGAAGCGAAAAATCGGGCGGCAATGTCCATCAAGCCCGACAGTGAAAATTACAAGAAACTTGCCGATGCCTGCGCGCATTACATCGAAAAGGTGAAGAAAAATGGCCTATGATAACGAAAAGCGTGGCGTTGCGTGGTTCAACGACTACAAAAAGAACGATTCCCATCCATCATTCCGTGGGACTTTGGTCATTGACGGCGTTGAATACAAGCAGTCTGTCTGGGTGAAGGTCGACAAGAACGGGAAGAAAATGCTTAGTATGTCGTATGAGAAATCTGAAGAAGCCTCCCCTAAAAAAGAGAAAGTTACAAACACAACGCTCGACGATCTTGACGATGAAATCCCATTTTGAGGAATCAAATGACCATTCAAATGCCGTTTAAACCGTATCTTAAAACACCGCAGCCCGATGAAGGGTTCCGCTTTGATTGGGTCGCCACTTGCTGGCGACCTGACCCCATCACAATGCAGCCGCGAGAATTGACCCTTGGTCGCGGCTACAGCAATCGACGCGACACGATCAATATTGTTTTGGAAGCCCTTCCAATCGTCGACGTAGACAATCTGTGCCGGATATTTATCAAGCCAGTTAACCAAACTCCGATGGATGATGAATGGCCAGATCTGTGGACGGTATTGACGTACCGCACTGATCGGACGGGATCGACCAAGAAAACCCTCTTGGGCAGCGCGTGGGTTGAGGAAGACGGTTCAGGTCTTCTTGTGATTTTGGATCTTATGCCGTCATCAAACCAAAACAGTGAAACATGGCTCGTTATCAAACCAAAGATTGAAAAAACCTATGGCACGACTGATCAGCAATGAATGGATAGAAAACGCACTTCAGTACTTAGCGACGAATAGTGAGGCCACTGCTGCCGCCCGCGCGATGAGAGTGCGGGCGGAGTTCTCAAGGAAACGGGTCAAGGCAATGTTAGTGCTGCGCTCGCCAGAAACCAGCGTGGCAATGCGTGATGCGTGGGCCGAGGCCCATGAGGACTACAAGGCCGCGTGTGAGGAAGAGGCTAAGGCGGTCGAGGCTGACGAGTGGCACCGCAGCGAACGGAATAAGTGCGACACAATTATCGAAGCATGGAGGACAGAACAGGCATCGCACCGGTCTGGCAGTAAGTTCCAATGACGCGGATCGTACTTGACGGTTCAGAAATGATGCTGGCAGCAAACGCGGGCATTATGAGACAGATTGAGAACATCAAGAAAGGTGTTCAGCCCGCCTATGGTGCTGGCAGTGAACGGGACTGGCAATACGGGATTGAGGGGGCGATGGGTGAATTTGCCTTAGCCAAGCACCTTGGGATCTTTTGGCATGGCAAAGGCAAAATGCGTGGCGACGATGTTGGCACGTTTCAGGTGAGGACATCATCGCGAGGTGATGGGGATCTGATCCTTCATCCACGTGATGATGACGATAAAGTTTTTTGGCTCCTTACTGGCCTGAATGGAACCTACGATGTTCGTGGGTTCATCAAAGCCGGAGATGGGAAAAAAGAAAAATGGTGGCGCGATCCAGCCAAAGGTCGCCCTGCCTTCTTCGTCCCGCAATCGGAGTTAATTAAACCGTGACCGATGTTGGAACGACAAAACGAGGAAATCTATCAACACGAAGGAAGTTAGCAATATGGGAACGGGAAAAGGGTCTTTGCGCGATCTGCTCCGCAAAGTTGATGCCGGGCAAACACATTTACGAGCACATGAGGCCGCTGGAACTGGGGGGGACGGACACGGACGAGAACATACGTCTTACCTGCCTACCGTGCGCCTCAAAGAAGACGAAGGAGGATCACAGCAGAGCAGCGAAAGCAAAACGACAGAAGTCATCAGTTCTTGGTCTGAAATCATCGAAAGCGCCATTGCCATGCGGGAAAAAGTCGAAATGGAAGAAGAAAATGGACGGATCAATAGTTCTTCGGAACCCGAGTTCGTCGGATTCCTGAACAAAAGTAAAACCTATGCAACAGAGCAGCAAGAGAAACGGGGAGATCCTCTTTTTAATTTTGAAAAGGCGTCTTTGATTGCATCAGCGTTTGGCGATAAAAAATACACTGCGCGAGACGTTGCACTAGTAATGATGGCGATGTCGATGGCAGAGGCTAGCCATGGGCCAAATGTTCCGAACCGCTACGAATCAATGGTCGGGGCAACCGCTTATCTCGCCGTTGTAGACGACCCATTTTAACCGATAGAATGGACTGGGAGATGGGGAGGGGTAGCGCGAACCTCCCAGTCCTTTTCCTCGCGCCGGAAACTATCGCTTGGCGACTTCCAATGCTTGAACAACGGCATCATCGGGGAGGGCCAGCATTTGCTCTGTGTGGTTAGCAATCATCACCTTGCGCCGTTTTAAATCGCGTAGGAGGCCGTCGGCGGTCAGGCCCACCTTGCCCCCTGCGGCATGCGCGTAACGGTCTCTCTGGCCACCCAGAAGGCCAAAATTTGGCAAGTTATATTCGCTTCTAAAATCTTCCGCCGCACCCTGTGGATGCGAAGCCGCTATCATGGCTTGCAAGAACTTTGCGCGGTCTCTTTCTCCCTGCGCTCTTTTGAGGGCCTCGCGGGTTGCCCCAACCTCTGGTCCTTGACGAGTGAGGATGTCTGACAAGCCCTGCTCAAATTCTGGGCCAATCTCACTTCGAAAAGATTCAATCGCCTTATTGATTGGGCGGGTGACCGTTTCTTGGCTAAATGGAGCCTCTGGAAGGAGTGGCGTCTCTCGCCCACGGTAGAAAGTGGAACCAGCGGCCTCGCGTGATGCTTCCCGTTGCGGTTGGAGCGACCGAGAAGTGCCTTGATAGGCATTCTCGCGATCAATTGACGCAAGCAAATTGTCCACACTGTCACCACCATAGATGGCGGCAAGGTTCTGCCTTTGATAATCGTCCTCGCCCGCAAGTATCTTTTTCAATGCACTCATATCATTCGGGTTCTGGCGGATCTGGTTCTCAATGGCGCTGCGGGTGCCAATCAAAAACGCCTTGGCTTCTGGGCTATTTGGATTTTGAAGAATGGCCGAGACTTCATCAGGGCGAAGCGCATTCTTTCCCTTAGTGAAAAGATCTGCCCCCAATTCATTGGCTTCAAGTTGCCCATAATTGCCCGCGTATTTGTCCATAATATCGCTGTAGCCCGGGATCTGGGATTTCAGCGCGCTAGATAACTCACGACGGACTGAACCAATAGCGGCATCCTTGCTCAACGACTTTGGAACGATTCCAATCGACGAGTCACCATAGTTGATCATGCGGTCGATATATGAACGCATGTTTTCAAGAATAGCGGGGTCGGACACGGTGCCACTAGGAGTTGATGGAGTTCCGGCGTCGTAACGAATGATGTTACCCGAACGCGGATCAACGATTGGCGTCCTCGGTGTTCCCGGCGTTCCCGACGTTGTAAGATTGGATCGAATCTTGCGAAGTGCCGCCCCAATGTCAGTGCCGGGAGGATGATCGGCGATCAAATTGTCAATCGTTGATACCACATTGCTGATGTCAACGGGTCCGGCCTGACCCAAAACGGTTTGAAGATCCGACGAGAACGTCTTGCGGTCCGCCTTCAAAGCAGCATCGAGTTCGCGTTCAGATTGCGTCAATGAACCAAAATTACGGTTCATATCGTCCATCAACCGGGCTTGTGTCCCGGCTTGCCGATTCTGCAAGAAGCCATTGATGAAGTCAGCGGCGGGCGAATCACTTTTCATGATTTCACCGGCCATACCCTTAAACTCAGGATTATCCAGCAGGGCGTCGGTCGTGTAGATCGAATTGGGCATAGATTTCTCTGGAAAGAAACCACGCTCCCGTTGATTTCGCGTGAACCGCAAAAGAAAGTTCTGCACACCGATTGGGAGTGTGTTGAACATATCTGGGTTCATGAGATGCGCGTATGCCGAAAGTTCATTTGAGACAATCGGCCCAGCCGCTCCCAATGCCGTGTTGAGGCCAGTCGACAAGACATCATATGGCTGCTTGTTCCCGTAGATCCTTGTGTAGATTTGGGACAAAACATCCTGCGCGCCCATGCCAAGAGCCGACGCAGCAGCGGCAAGCGGTACGCCAACGCTCTCCACGGGAGCCGCAAATGCCGCAGCAGCCGCCAAGGGAATGCCCGCCGCAGTCTTCATGCCAAACGATGCAACATCGCTTGCGCTGACTCCCGGCTGGTCAATCAGATACTTTTGACCCTTGTGTTCAATGGTCGGGTTTCCGTACTTGTCAGCACCAAATTTAGCATCGGGAAAGGTATTCTGGAGGATGTCTTTCCGAGCCTTGCCGTCAAGCGCGAGGCCCAACGCCCACGTTGTACCGGCAGGCATTGGTGCGATTTCGCCCCAAGACGGAAGTTCCTCAGCCTTGCGCTCCTTCTCCACCGGGACGGTTTGAGTATAGCCAGTCACATCGCCCATACCGGATACAACGGGAACCTCGGTGGTTTCGGTTGGGGCAGCAATGGTTGGTTTAGGAGCAGGCTTTTTCCCAAACTCAATGGTTGGAAAACCGCCCTGATCCGGAAGAGCGGTCGGGGCTGGCTTGTTTTTTACACCGAACTCAATCGGGGGAAACTGATTCAAATCGTCAGTCATATTTCAGCCCAAAAATTGTACGCGCCGTACCCTTGCCATACTCGGCATCAAATTGGTCAACAAGGTGCTTCACGGCATTTGGATTGTTTCTGTTTTGAGTCAGATACGTGGTGAATTTTGTGATTTCACCCTCTGGTATCGTCGAGAGAATGGCACGAGCGGAATACAATTCGGGCGGGTTCTGTTTGCGGAACAGTTCCTCGGCACCTTCAGAGTAGCCCTTCTTTGCAACATATTGATCAAGGAAGGTGTGGTAATCTTGATCGTAATTGAGACCCTCTCGGAGTGCTGCCAAAATGCGCTGGAATCCAAGTTTAGTGTTTTGGATGCCCGGCGTGGCCGCAGTCGCTTGCTTGACGACAGCAGCAGCCTCACGAGAGCCAAGTGTGTTAGTCAATTCAAACCCAAGTTTTGTTGAATCCTTCATCAAATCTTGAGCAGCAGCCAAATCTTTTCCTTCAAACAAAGGTTTTGCGCCAATCGTCGTCAAGATTTGGTCAATGTTTGTCGCGTAACTGACGATTTGTGGTGCATTTGGCCCCATTTGTAGAAGGCCCGTATCAGGCAACGATTCAACATCTCGTTCCATATTATTGAGGAGATATTGCGCCGAATACGACTTCGCCGCTTGATCTTTTGAGGTTTTTTTGTCCTCAAACGCCTGAGATTGATATCCCTTCAACACATCGGGATTGCGAACAATGGCTGTCCACTGATCCGGGTTGATGAAATTGTAATCATCTGGGACATTGAAATTTGGATTCACATCGCCACGACGATCACCGATGCGCGTGTATTTCAGTTCGTCCTCTGAAGGGAGATGAGCATTACGCGCTGCCCTTGCTGGGTCAATCGCGGCAGGCGGAGCCGCCGGAGCAGTTGTCGTCGCAGGTGCTGCCGCACCCGGAGCAGCGGGGGCGGCAGGAGCGGTCTGTGTGGTTGCAGGGCCAACCCGCGCAGCACCCTCAACAGGCGCGACATCACCAAAACCAAGGCCAAGTTTTTCCATCGTCTGCTTTTGACGCGCAGCAAACTCTTGATCAGGAATGATCTGGCCATTCATGTCGAGATAACCACCCGGAACCGGACGGAACAACGAGCGCCAGTATTCGTACTGCTTGAGCGCGTTGGCCTTCTGCTCAATGCTGATGCGCTGACCCGCTTGCTGAACTTCCTGCGGCTTCGCAATAGCCAAGGCTTCCTGCTCTTTGGTTTGCGCGCCCTGAAGGCCCATCTCGCTGATGGCTTTCTGCTGCTCCATCTTGTTCTTGATGGCGTTGTAGTAGGTGTTGAGGCCACTCAACCCGCCCTCGCCGATTGCAACGCCCGGGAATGGCGACCTACTGGCAAGCATGCCAAGGCCAGCGGCAAGGATGCCCGACCGAGCCTCATCAGAAAACGGATGACCAGCGACACGTTCGATCAAGGACATCGGCCCCTGATCCGCCGGGACGGTATCAGATGATCCTTGTGGACTATCATCGCCACTCGCGTGATGAGTCCGAGGCACCAAGCCGCCAGCATTCATCGCAGGAGCATAAATTGAAGGATCAGACCAATCATATGCTCCCAATCCCGAAGCCAATGCGGCTTGGTCCGCCGCGAATTGGTTTGCAGCGCGCGAAGAGCCTAAATTAGAATACGGATTGGTCACTTTGCTAAAGATATTCGAAATGGCCGATAGACCCTTCGTATCAATGCCACCAGATGTGTCTGCCTCAACGGGCTTCGGAAACGATGGAGCCGATCCAGAAATTTTAATATCCGGCACATAAGACACGACAGGGGTCTTCATGTACTTGGCTTCAAGTTGATACAGCGGGTCATCTTCGTATGGGACCGCGCCAAAGGTGGCATATGGCATGCGCTGGCCGTCAGACGGGACAAGCCCACCCTGCGAGGTGCCGCCAAGGGCAAAGTGGCCACGATCAGCAGCGTCCTGCGTTGCCCTCTTGTAATCGACCGTCTTGAACCCACCAGCGAGGCCAACAGCATCGGGATGATGCTTCTCGACTTCTTGAGCCATAAGGCCGATCTGTGGGGTCTGATCCCCTTTGTAGTTGTAGGAGTAGATTGGCTGGCCGTCATAGGTTTCACCAACCCGCTCGACGTTCTCTTTAAGGCGTCGATCAGACCAAGGAAGTCCGGCAATGGCTGTTCCAAATCCGAGCAACTGAGAGAAGGGGCTAGGACCGGGCTGGGTCGTCGAAGTCGTGCCACCTTGACCGGCACCAAGGCCCGAAGCCATGTTGGCAAGAAAGCCAAGCATCTGGATCGGATAAGCCTGTCCCTGCGCGAACTGCCCATATTTAGCGGCATCTTCCGCCTGAGCGATGTTGTACGGGATCGTCCCAGCCTCACCAATTGCTTGAGCGCCTGCAAGGCCAGCCTGTTGCCCCCCAAGCCCAAGGTTAGCAAGTTGCTGAGCCATTTGCCCTGTTTGACCAAGGCCAGCCATATAGTTTGCCGCCGCGTTCTGATAGCCTTGCTGCTCCATCTGGCCGATGGTTTGACCCATTGCGAGGTTTTGTTGATTGATCAGGTTGCCGCGAGCGATACCAGAACGATCACCACCAAATGCACCTTGCGTGATTGCATTACCGGCAAGTTGATTCTGCTGTTGCTGATTAACGTTATTCAATTGCGCGACTGTTGCGCCAACTGCGTTTTGCAGGAAAGGCGACATATAGCCCTGTACACCCTGCTGGTATCCCTCCGGCGTCAAACCAGCGGCCACACCGCGCGTCATGCCAGCCGCCTCATTGTAGTAAGGCTGCGCCGTCTGTCCGTACTGCTGAATTTGGCTAATGGCCTGCTTTTGAATGTCATTAAGAGGCGCAACCAATTCGCCCGAATAAGGGGTATAGGGCTTTTGCTGCAACTTCTTGCCCTGTTCCGTGATGTACTTGTACATCGCCGTAACTTCCGGCGGCGGCGTCATCGTCGAAGTTGTTGTGCTGCCCTTGGAACCCATAATTGACCTCTTACATCGCCTCTTCTTGGCCAGTCTTTGCTCCCCAAAGGAAGAAAGCGCCAGCCGGTGGTCCAAAATGCCGCTCGTAGAGTGATACTTTAGCAGACGTGCGGCTATTTGACAAAATTCCGATCATGAGAGGCATGTCGAGATCGGTTGAACATTTTTTGGCAAATTCAATGAGTTTCTGAACCCGAGATTCTTTCGCGTGGCGATAATCCGGGTGAACGAAAACGCACTTCTCTTCCAGAAAATACTTGTCGCTGTACCAGTAGGATGAGACCGACAAGACGACGATGCCTTCCAAACTGCCGCGTTCTCCGATCACTCCGATGATGCCATTCGATTGCAAGAGTGCTGGCCAAAGGGCTTCGGCCACTTTTGCTTCATTGAAATCAAACAGGCCATTCTCGTTGTGAATGATCCGCGCGAGAACCAAAATGTCGAGCAGATCTTCCTTCGTCGCAACGCGAACATGGCAAGGCGTATCGACGATGGTAATTGGACCCCTCGCCTTCCTTGCACCCTTTGATAGTCGCAGTCGTTTCTTTTCAGCAGTCTGAAGCATAAAGATCTCCCTAATCTCGCTTCGGCCCCGGAAGTTTCTTGAGTGTTTTAATTAAATCCTTGCGAGCAAAGACAACAAAATCATCAAGAAGCCTATGCCCTCGATCAATATTGCCGCCGCCAAGAGCAACGACGACAGAGGGCGGTATGACATACTCCCCCCCTGCCGCAACAATAGGAGCCAAGTTCGATTGATCCGCTTTGGACGCTTCATCTTTTTTCGCGTAATCATGGCAAAGGCTATCAAAGACCTTATGTCCAGCCTCTGTGTTGCCTTCGCCAAACGCCGACACGATATCAGCCGGAATGACATAACTGCCAGCGGGAACGTGCATATTCAAATGATCTGTACGACCGGCAACCATAGCGTGTATGGGGCCAATGTGCGCCCGAACATCTTTCGCCGATTCATCCGCCACATCATTCTTCATCAAGGGAGGGGCAATACCGCCTTTAGCCTTTGTTGACTTTCTTGCAGTGTTTAATGCCGCTGCAATTGCCTGATCGTGAGGATGGCCAGCACTGATCATTTCAGAAATGTTTGAACTGATTGTTTTTTGAGAAGATCCGGGGGTCAAGGGCATGGTTACACCGTCAAATTATAGAAAGCCAAGGAACCAAATCCGGTTCCAGTTGAACCAATACCACGCATGGCAACAGTATAGGTGTCGCTTGAGGCAAAACCATTGCCAGAAAGTGAGGCAGAAAAACCAAGTTGTAAATCAAAATTATATCCGAAAGGTGCCGTAAAACCGACTTTTCCTTGAGTGCTTGATGCAATAAAATCGGATTGGACAATGTTATCAGCCGTTGCTGTGCAGGATGTCGCCGCAACATCAGTGTCAACCTGCCCCCCAGCCAAAGCACCAGTTGTCCACGATGCTCCTGTAAGGGTTGCATTTTTTATAAATACAACTTCTGCGTTAAAATTGTTTCCTGTAGGCAGAACGGAAATCGAAGAAGGTATTACTATTGCACCGTAATATGAAGAATTTACCCGAATTGAAACAATAGGAGTAAAAGTTAAACCCGTATTGCTTGCAATTGACGTTCCAGTTCCTGAATTTCGTGCCAAATATGGCTGAGATATTTGCTCATAACCACCTTCGGAAATGACCGTTGAGCAAATTTGCTGCATCGTTGCGGCAGAAGATGTCGCTCCGGTTGTCGCAATTTCATACCGAAGCGGCAAAATTGCCGTTTGCATATAGACGGCATTTTGAAAGTTGGAATTTTGAAAAGTTTGACAGGTAATAAATTGTCCGTTGACGACGAAACCACAGCGCACAGAGCCAACGCCAAGCCATTCAAAGTCAAACCAAAGGATTTGCGTTTTGGTCAGGTCAAGCGTTACGCCTGACGGACCAGTCCCATCCATTTTGTCGCCATTCCAATTAGCCTGAGACACGTATCGGCTGCTATCAACGGAACCGCTGGTGTACGTTCTGACGACAAACGTGATGCCATTGGGGCCTTGCTCAAGGTACACGCCGTTGTACGCGCTAAAATAACCAATTCGCTGCACAAGATTGGTTTGTGCAGCATTCATGGTGAACGTCTGCATCGTCAACAGGCTTTTCCCCGGCTGGTAAGGAAAAACGCGGTAAGTTTGTGCAATGACGGTTGAACCAGAACTTGTAGTTACATTGAGGTTTGTGGAAGATTTGTTTGTATTGTAAGAAGTCGTCCCGCCAGTTGCGGTCGCATAAGAGTAAACGCTATCGGACGCAAACCGCGCCTGTGAATCAAAAAGCGTGTACGGGTTTGACACACGAAGACGCCCAAAGGCATCCACGTTGTTCCCATCAAATGTCACGTATTGCGGGTTTACCTGTGAGCCATAGGGCGGATAAACATTGATGGTCATTGTGCGCTTCCTGATACCTTAAAGGTTACAGTTGTGGCACTTGCTGACGCTTGAATTGTGACGCCAGCCGCCAGAGATTGAGTTCCCGCCCACTGAACAGTTGTATTTGGATTGATTGGCGCATTATAGAACAAAGCATTTCCTGTACCAGCCGTTCCGCCCGGAGGAACTAGATAGATTGAAAACGTCGCGCTAGATGACGTATTGCAAATATCAATATCAGTCAGGAGAAACTGAATTCCGGTTGGCACAGTATACAATGTGGACACAGAGGTTGTCGCCGGACCAGAAGACACAGGCGTCTGACGCTGCAAATTATACAAACCTTGCGCGTATTGAGCGAGATTGTTGATGGCAATAACGCCATTTTTTTGGGTTGTAAGGATGTCGTCAAGGGAAGCCACGGATCAGTACCTCCCGTCCGGTTGAAAGCGATATTTGACCGCGCCAAGCCGCCAAAAAGTCCCAGACCCAGAATTGTCGGTTGGGTTTGACAGACTGAAAGCCATGAACCTAGCGCGAATGCGGCAAGACACATATTCGGTCGTCGAAGTGATTGGGAATGTCAAACTTTGCACCGTGCTTGCTGGTGTTCCGCCCGGGTAGTTGCCGGATGCGCCGGTATAATACCCAGTCTGGAACGTCGCATCTGCTGGGTAGTTTGTGTAATAGATCGTGAAATTGACCGTCGCTGGCACTGAAGATTCACTATAATTTGTGAATTTGAAGTCGGGCCATATCTGGTCAATGAACACCATGCTGTCGCCTTCAGCCAACTGAAAGTAGCCGGTTTGCATGTTGGTGGCCATTGGTGCAGTTACACCATTGATCGGCGCGTCAAACCCGACCTCATGCTGATAAATCCAGTTATCAGTTCCGGCAGCGATTGGAGGGCCGAGGACGGACTGATCAATCCATGCCGAACGGCCAAGCGATCCGTGGTCCCAACACTGAAGAACAATATTGTATTTCACATAAGTATCGTTCTCGCCATTCGCCGAAGCAGATGACGGGAAGAACCACATGATCTCATTGAACTGAGAATTAACCGCGCATCGAATGTTTTGGACGTAAGCCAAATTTAAATTCTGAAACACAACATCCCATACCGAACATGGAAGAGGCACAGGGCCAGACGGAGACAGAACAAAGAACTGGTTTTGAGACATCCAGTAAACGGTGTTGCTGAGTGTCCCTACGCTTTTGCGGCTGATCGCTCCACAATTGGTTCCAATTTTGTTGAACCCATAAATGAACGGAAGTCCAACGTATTGCATCGCCCACAGATCAATATCCGTCCACAAAAGCCCCTGTTGCGGCCCTTGGATGCCAGAAACAATCTTCGACCCCGACGGCAAACGATAAGATCCCGCTTGATTGGTTGCGGTTCCATTCCAAACAGTTGGATCTCCAGCATCGCTCCACCGGACGTTCAGCGGATCTGGGGCCAGATTGAACGATGATCCATAAGCCACGATCTGCCGCTCTGGCATAGCAACAAAAATGCCCTCGTTCACCAAAGGGGTTTGCTCACTGACAATTTGCGCTGTCGTGAGAGATCCTCCCGGCCTGTAAAGATAAATTGCTCCACCGGTTGGGCAAGCGACCAAGTACGAGCCAAAATTGTCCAGCGTCCAATCTGTCGCCGTGATGGGAGCACCAGACTGATAAATCGTGGCCGTCATCGCCGTCGACGATACAGTCTGACTTATGCCCACCGTATAGGTTCCAGCGCCGCCAGAGCCTGAACCGTAAGCCGTAATTTTCGTCCCTGCTGCCACACCCGTGCCGCTGATAATATCGCCGATCAGAAGCGTACCAGTTGGTGCCGGAGAGGCTGCAACTGTCAAAGTCGTGAGGCTGATTGATCCGGTAAATGTTGATACAGCCGGGATACCGGCACCATACCCGCCGATGCCATAGCCAACAACACCGTAACCACCGCCCGATGGAACCGATCCACCAGCGACAAAGAAATACGATTCAATAAGTCCGCTGTTGATGTAAACTGGCAATGCGGTTGATGTGGCAGAACCAGATACACTGATGCAGAACATTTGAGATGTGTACGCCGCTTGAGAAGTGCCGGGTATGCCGCCAAGAGACGAGATCAAATAATTTCCCGGCGTCACGGTAATGCCGCCAACCGAGACAGATTGTGCAACGTAAATTGATTCGCCAACGCCACGATTATGATTCGGGAAAGTCACTGCGACCGTGCTAGATCCTACAAGCGTTGAAAAGGCATACGATGTAGCAACATTCCCAGTGATCGTGGTTGCGGTAACCGCAGATGCAGGGTTAACGCTGACTTGGTAGGTTCCAGCCGCGCCAGTTGTCCCAGATAACTGACTGACAATTACCGTTCCCGCTGGCGTTGTGCCTCCAGTTATGGTCATCCCGGGGCCGAAAACCCCTGTTATTGTGCCACCAACAGTCAAAACGCCCGCAGTTGATATTGTGCAACTTGTCGCAGAACATGCGCTGTATATGGCAGCAGAATCCGCGTTGATTTTATATGTTGTGCCAGTCCCAAGAATAATGGGATATGATCCATACAATGTGATTCCGCCGACGGATACTGGCGTATAATAGTAAACGTAATCAATCGTCGACGGTGAAAAACTGGCATCCGTTACCGTCACCAATGTGCTTTCAGCAGTTGTAACGAAATTTGGTGTGACATTCGTGAATTGATATTGCGGGGTGATGTTGGACAGAAAGTTGTTTGAGTTAAGAATGTCCAATTCTGTCAACGCGCCAATTGCGAGATAATTCAGGCCGTTGAGATCCGACCACCCTTTCAACGCGCGAACGGTCGATGCAATGGCAGAACCATAGTAGTTCACCCAACCACCGATTTTTTGAACAAGACCTAAGCCTTTTACGTCAGGGATAAACCTTGCAAGGTTCGTGGATTGATACGAAACCTCACTGAGCGTTGGCGTCTCAATGATGTCGACGCCCGGCTTAATTTTGATCGTGCCATGAGGCATGGCTTACCTCGATGGGGTTGCGATAGGAGAAGGAGAATACGGTGCCCAACCAGACGACTGAAACTTCTTGCGGAACTCTTCCACTGTAGCACCCTTCAGAAGGGCTTGATACTGGCTCTCATATGTCTGTGCCATCTGCGGGTCGTCGTTGATACGACCAAAGTTCCTCTGATAGGCGCTGACATAAATCATGCTCGCCATGATGAGGAGGTCTGGAAGATACAGGCTGATATAATTCGTCGGGTTATCGACCGAAAGTGTAACGAACCTTTGTGTTCCGGTGATGAATAGCCTGTAACTATCATTCGGGCATGGGCCGAGAATGATGTTGATTGAATCTCCGCCTGATGACGCTTGATTTCCACCATACATAGCAAAATACTTTGGTTGTCCAAACGCCAAAGTATCAGTAGGTGCCATATATGCTGAAATGTTATAAACGTTTTGAATAAATTCTTTTGTAACAGGTATCAATGCGCGGTCAATAGAAGTAAAACCTGATGACTGACAAGTAATTGTTTGTACAGTAACAAATAGTGATTGATCTAACTGTACCAATGGGCTGTTGGCAACTGTATATGTACTTGTCGAAACAAGTTCAAATTGGGTAGAAAGAAAATCCAAATCACGCTGAAGCCTAAGTTCAGCGTAATTGATCATTGACGGGATGATTGCGATGAAATTTGGATCATTTGCTGGCACGACGGCCATGGTGGCGATCTGGTTCACATAACTTGTGTAGTCCATGAGCCACCTATTTTGACGCCATAGAGAATGCCGTTGCTTCCACGTCTGCGACACGACGAGACCAGCCTTTCCCGAACTTATCAAAAGTTGGGAGCATTTGCAAAAACTCCAATCGCTTCTCGCAATAGAGCGTCACAACATCTCTTGGGTTCGTCTCGTTGACCTTTGCAATTGTTTTTGGGCCAATCATTCCATCCGAAGGAACCTCAATGACAGATTGCAGTATCTTTGCTGCCCTTGACGGGCCAGCATTTACAGCGCAGTCGAAGACAACGTAATCAACGCCCATCGGCAATTCGTCGCCACGCACCTTGTCCCAGTACTGTTTGCGGTAAAGTGGCAAGACATCCGCCGGGCCAAGCGCCTTCATTTCCGCCTCGGTGGCGGGCTTCCCTGTCCATGATTCCCAAGTTGCCTTTGTCACGCCAAGATTGGTCATGCCGCCGGGATCATATGGGTTGTTTACAAAGCCACCTTCATGCTTAAGGACGAGGGCAAGGCATTGCTCAAAATTGTTCTTCATTTTGGGGGATCTTCATGCTTATGCGCTGAACCAAAATAGTAAGATAGGACAAGCATCAATGCGCCATCCAAGGTGCCGAGGACACGCGCGACGAGTTCCCGCATACTGGCATCGATGACATTGTGCAACATGAACCACTGAATGACCGCCCATGCGGCGACAATCGCAACGGCGAGAACACGAGGCGTGAAGTCGTGGGTAGCGATAGCCATCTGACGGGCTGAATCACGGTCACTGGCGGCAATGCGCTCCAAGTCGATGTCCAACGATTTCATCTGCGTTTTGAAATCAGCGTCGATCTTCTTCAAAGTTGCAAGTTGATCGCCGGTAGGGTTCGACAGAGCCGTCATAAGATCGTCCTCTGTGCCGTTCTCGTGGCCGAGGAGTGCGGTGGATAGGGCCTTGACGCCCATGCCCACCAGAGGGCCTCCTAGGGCCGTGGCGATGGATGGGGCAACTGAACCAAGCAGTGGTCCAAAAGTCTTGAGAAGATCCATCACTTGCCCTCTGTTACTTTTTCCAGAATCTTCACTCGGACCATGAGTTCATTGATCTCTCTCGTCAGTTCGTCACGGAGACGGTAACGGGCCTCCGCCGAAATCGGACTGTCGGTGGGGACGCCATTTGCCGTGATCAAGGCTGGCATTTTGCTTTCCAAATCCTGAACCTTGGTGTTCAAGGTTGTAATCTGAGATAATAGCCAGCCAATTGCCGCCAAAATGACGGGGAAAAGCATGTTAATGATTTTTCCAAAATCAAAATTGCCCACACTTTCCCCCTCGGTCATTTTTATGCTCCAGTCGGCCCATTCATTCCAGCAGGAATAGATTGAGCAGTTTCCGAGCCAATCGCACCATCGCCCGACTTAGATGCCAAAGCACTGTCCACTTGCGGCTTTGCCTGAGCATGCAGAAGATTGATGATTTCATTCACCTCTGCGTATGCCCCTCGGCTCAAATGCGTCAAAATGACATTGATTTGAGCCACCGTAAATTTCAAAGAAATTTCAATGCTATCCATACCCTACCCTCCTATTCGTATAGAATGTTTACCGAGCCAGCAGTATAAGCCGCTGTTCCGCTGACTGATGTCAACCTTATTCCAGTAACAACGGCAGTTACTGGGTTGTTCCCACTAATTTCCCACAAATATGCACTGCCGCTTGTGAAGCCAGTTGCAGTACAAATCCAAGTGTTACCTGATAAATTTTCCAAAACAAATTTTCCGTTAAAAATATTACCAGTTGAAGCAAAAAAGTTGTTGATGTCAAATCCGGCACCAGTCAAAAATGCTGATCCTCCGGCAGAGGAACTTTGTATATAAGATGTTACTCCTGCGTATAAAGAAGTTACAGGTGTGTTTGTCCCTGTCAGAAATTGTACGCGAGGATTTGACGTGGAATTTAATGCAACACCATAAATCATAACCGTAATGCGTTTGACTGTTGACGGAAGACTTGTGAAATCCGTCGAAGTCAACCCGGTCATTGCGACCGAAGTTCCGGAAGTGATCGTTAATCCCCATGTGGGAGCGGCAGAAGCACCACCAGATTTGAGAACCTGACCCGAAGTTCCGTAAGTTGCTCCGCCAATACCCAACTGCCCCGCAGATCCAATGCGGAATTTCTCAGTTGCCGCCGCTGCACCTGAAGAACTCGTCGAAAGCGACAAATATGACGATATGTTCGTATCACTCGTGTAAGTGTCGACAGTTGAAGACACTTGACCTAGCAGCCGCGTGTTTGTGCCGCCATAGCCTTGGAAATTGAGGTTCCCAAGCACATCGCTCGTGGCAACCGTTGCCGGGGCGGCAATCGTGCCGCGTGTCCTTGTAATGACCAGATTGGCCGGTGCGGAAGTTGATGCCTGAAGGGCCGTAATTGCCGTGCTGGCAGTTCCCTGAGACGTGATGGCACCAGACGCCGTGACGGCTCCAGAAGTGGCCAATGTCCCGAGAGACGCATTGGTGCCACTGTTCAAAACGCCATCATCGGCAAGATAAATGTTGGTCCCGTCTGAAACGATGCTCGTGTCAAACGTTTGAGGGAGAACAACTGTCGCTCCGACAGAAGCGGTTTTTGCTGTTACGGTGAACGATCCAGACGTTCCATTTCGAACAGTCCATCGTCCAGAAATGCCAGTGGGGAACACAAGATTGATATTCGCCGTAAGTGTTCCAGCCAGTTTAATCAAAAAACTTTGAGTTTCGCCAAGGCCAGAACTATTTGATGTGCTGTTGGGGCCAGTCAGGGTAATGCTGACACTGGTTAAGCCAGTTTTTGAAACAATGTTGCCAAATGCGCCATCAAGCGCCGTGAAGTTATTGTTTAGGGAAACATCCCAGCCAGTTGAGGCATATACCGGTTCATTGAGAGCAAGGTTAGTTGTCGCCATGACTATTTATCCACCTTGTTGTCAAGTTTGTCGAAAATGCGCGTGAGCATAGACTCAATGCGGTTCAAGTGACCGGACAGTTCATCACGTTTAACGTAATCTTCGGACATTTTCAACGCTTGGGCATTGATCCTGATTTCCAGATCTTTGATGCGGCCATCCTGTTGGCGATAAAAATAGCCAATGGCGGTCGCCACCGCAGTTAAAGCCCAGTTGATGAGTGTTTGCATATCCATCACGCTGCCTCTTGGATTTCATCTGCCAAAATAAATCGCAAATTCGCGGCAAGCCGTGCATCGTTTGGCGATTTTTCTAAAGCCAATTCTGCTTGCTTGAGTGCGATGTCTTTAAGGCCCAGCCGCCAAGCAGCAATGGACGCATAATCATGAGGTTGATGACCCCAGACTTCGGGGTCGCATGTGTACACGAGATCGCGATTTTGAATCCGAAGTGCGCGCATCGCATAAGCAAAACACTCTTCCCAGCGAGATTGCCGGTACATCAAGGCGGAAAGTTCACACCACGGTTCGCGGGTATTCGGCGCTTCAGATGCAGCCATTTGGAAGGCTTTCTCCGCATTTTGTGCGTCGTTTAATTCATTGTAGCAACGGCCCATGACGCGGTAGGCGTAGCAACGCTCGTTCTGCCATGTTGCGCGAGGCAATTTCAGGTAGTTTTCACAGGCCACAATAGCCTCCGACCACTTGCTGTGGAAACTGAGTTCTCTGGCATAGTAGAAGGCATTGCGCGGGCAAACTGGATCTTCTTTTACAGAGAGTTCCAACAGATCAAGATATTGGCCACGCGACTTTGTTGGATCTGGCTTGTGAATTGCCAGAAGCATATCTGTCTGCGCCCAGACTTCAGTGATTCGGCCATCGGGAACTGGATACTCATGGCATGGGTGATGCCACATATAACCATGACGGGCGTGGATCTTCTCGTAGTAGAACTGGATGCCAACGCCCCAGTCGAACATATACCGGAGCCGCGTTGTCTGGCCTTTGATCCAGACGCGCTCAATCTCTTCCCGCCATCCGGGTTGAAGAAGTTCATCAATGTCTAGGCTGATGCAGACATCAATGTCGCGTGGGAGCAAGGCCAACGCTGCATTGCGAGCCAGATCAAAGCGCCAAGGAGTGATGCAAATGTGATGAACCGTTGCACCATGCTCCAGAGCAACCTCTGGCAAGCCATCTTCTGAGCCTGTGTCTGCGATCATTATAAGATCCGCATCGCGCGCCGAATCACAAAAACGAGGGACAAAATGCGCCTCGTTTTTCGCAATCGCGTATACGGCTATCTTTAAACGATCTGATCGCATGCTTTCCTCTGTTAATCCCACGGCAATGGTTGCGAAACAGGAGCATTTTTCTGGTTCGCGATCTGAACGTCGATTTCAGAGTATACCGCAGCAATGCCTTCCGGGCCAAGAGCAGACTGAACCCAGCCCAGTACTTCGTCTTGGGTCAATTGATCATACGGAATGAATGGCTCGTTAGGATCAAGTTCAATGCTTGTTCCGCCGTAATAGCCATACGAATATGCAGCATCTGTCCCGGTGCAAATCCAATTGACGCCACAGACCACATCCTGATAGCCGTCCTGCTCAGGGTAGGCTTTCATTGCCACTACAGTCCAAATGTATGCCGTAGCCATTTCCGTCTCCTCACATGAACATGAAAAATCCGGACTTTGAAGTTGCCGGATTGTAAATAATGATGATCAGCCCTTGAGCGCCGCCGCCGCCTCCAGCACCAACAGAGACGTTGGAGCCACCGCCACCGCCGCCGCCATAATTGCCACCAAGCCCACCAATTCCCGTGGTTGAACCCGTTGCCCCACCACCGCCGCCTGAGCCGGTTGCTGTCGTATATTCATTCCCAACGTTGCCAGAACCGCCATTTCCGGCAGCGTTACCAGCACCGCCAGTACCCCCTGATGTAACATCGCCTTGGCCACCAGCAGAAACAGAATTTGAAGTTGAGGTAAGACTTACGCCGTTGCTTCCCGCGCCATTTTTCCCTGCGCCACCGCCGCCGCCAGTCGCATTGGCATTGGTGCCAGTTGTTACAGATCCGCTGTTACCGCCATTATATTTGGTCGTTCCAATGCTGGCAGATGCGACCCCCCCTGAAGCAGCGGCAGCGGTCCCTGTTGCGGTGGCATTACCTCCACTTCCACCTTTTGCGCCCACCGAAGATGCCGCAAAAGTCGCGCCATTAAACCACGTATCGTTCCCCGTAATACCAACAACTTGTCCAGTCCCGCCGACATTGGCCGTTGCGGCTGCAATGGAAAGCGAAATTACTGCGCCGGGCGTCAATGGCAAATTTGTAACTTTTGCATACGCCCCGCCGCCGCCCCCCGTCGCTGACGCGGGCGCTCCGGTAGAAGCGGCCCCACCGCCGCCCCCTCCAATTGCCTCAATTGAATTGTTCGCGTTGTTCCAATCCGTAGGAACTGTCCATGTTGTGGTCGATGTTGAAGATATGGCGTAAACAAGACCGGCATATGAATTTAAATAATAACCAGTTGTATTGCTTACGCTGCTTCCGGAACCAATGTACCAACGGTATGGAACAGTTCCGGTTGTTGTGGCTGCTGGCGTAAATGCAATATCAGTTACGCTCAAGTAATTTACGTTTACATAACTTAACCCAGTATAATTTATTGTAGCCGTTGTTCCGCCTGTATTGCTTTTCAAAGTCAGTAAATTTCCAGCGGTTCCAGTGGCCGTGAAATTAGTAACGTTTGTGGCTGATGCTGTTGGAAAACTAATTGTCGACGGCACTGAAGTGGTGCTTATGGACGCGAATGTTGCGCTGCCGCCGCTGATGGTAAGCGCTCCAGCGCCTCCTTGATTGATCGTGGCCGCGTATGTTGACCCACCGGTAATGAATGTTTTTGCCGTTGCCCCGGTAAAACTGATTGTTCCGTTCCCGCCCGCTCCTGCGGTTGTTGTGAAATTGGTTGGTACAGCATTATTGAATGCAGTCGTATTCGTGCCCGGTACAATAATCGTACCGCCGTTGAACGTAATGTTTTTTGTTCCGGTCGCAGTTGTATAGGCACCAGCGGCAGTGCCAAGGTTCAGCGTTTTTCCATTGAGGTCCAACGTACCGTTTGTGTGCGTTAGCACACGGGTAGCGCCAAATGTGATGGCGCTCGCGAGTTGAAGAGTGCCGCCAACGCCATTGATCGTAATGGAAAGTTCCCACGTTTGCCCGTTGGAATTTAGGGTTTTGGTCCCCGTAGTTGAGGAAAATTGCAGTGCATTGGCTGTTGTGGGGATCGTCATCGTTGCCGATGTGATCAAACTTCCATAAATAATTTGAGGGCTGTTTGTTGTGAATGCGGCCCACGTCCCTGAAAAACCCGTAAAATTCAGGGTCCCCAACACGCCGCCGCTGTTTGTGCCAATGGAAAAAGTATCTGTTCCGGCAGTAATGTTGATATTTGGAACGGTCGTTTCCGACGCTCCAGTAGTCACCATGCCAATCGATCTTGTTCCTGTGGCACCGGAATAGGTGAGATTGAATGTCGGGGTAGTCGTCAAAGTCAAATTGGTAACGGTTCCCAAACCAAGAACCTGTTGGGCGTTACCTGTAACGTTAAATTGGCCCGTTCCTGATGTCAGGGTTCTTGCCGTGGAACTTGTCCAACTGAACGTCAAACATGTTACGTTGAAATTGTTGAGATTCAGCGTACCAGCAGTAAAGGTCATTGTAGAACTTGTTGCAAAATCATCTTGAAGTGACCAACCGCCGCCCGTGCCAGAAAATGCTACAGTTCCACCTATTGTGTTCCCGTTGCTGGTTATTGTTTTTCCTGTAGACGTTGCGTTAAATGTAAAAGAAATTGCTGACGAAAAAGTTGTATTAGAAGCAAGAAATAAACTTCCAGAAATCGTAATTGATGGAGTAGCGCCTCCCAAAAATGTTCCGCCTGAAACTGAAATAGTTAGATCAAGACAGACGGCTGATGAGACAGCCATACCTACGAATGATCCAGAATTTGAATCAAAAAAAACAGAATCAGCCGCTGTAGGTACAGATGCACCGCCTGCGCCGCCAGATGTTGTGGCCCAATTAAGAGTGTTCGTCGTATTCCAAGAAGACGCACCACCGACCCAATACCGATTCGCCACAATTCATCTCCCGTTTAAGCCGACGCGAGGCAACGCCATTTAGACGTATTTGCATTGTACTGGAACCCGACGGTAAGCGGCAAGGTGGTAGATCCATTTGATGTCGTCGGGACAGAAACAGAACTATTCTCGGTATTCACCCATGTGATTGTCTGAGCCACAGCGGTGGCATCAAGGATACGCACGACAGTCATTTGACCATCAACCGCACTGGTAGTGGTCAATGTGATTGTAAGGGTCGCAGCCGAGTTATTGGTGACGGTGTTGGTGCGGTAGGTGACCGGAACCGTGGCAGCATTCGCTGTGGCCGTGATTGCATTGTTCGTATTGATTGATTGGTTAGACGTAATGCTGGTGACTGTTGGCGAGGCCGACCAAGCCGGTGCAACACCAACGCCGCCAGAAACAAGCACTGATCCGGTGGCAACGTCGGCAAGTTTTCCCCATGCGTTTGTTCCAGATCCATAAAGCAGATCACCAGTCGTGACTGCCGTTTGCCCTGTGCCGCCATAGATAGCGCCAAGAGCATTAGTCAATGTCAATGTGCCAATCGCGGTCGTAGATGTGCTTAGGAATGTGGCATTGCCGCTTGTGGCAATTGTCAATGCAGTTGTTGCGCCGTTGTTGCCAACTTTGAACAGAATGCTGTCCGTCGTGCCAACGCCAGACGTAGATTGAAGTGTAAGCGTAGAGGATGCCGCCGTTCCGCCCCAATGTGTTGCTGCGGTAAGGCCGGTGCCAGCAGAAGCCGAACCAATGGCTACGCCGTTATTGAAATAAGCGTCATTGTTGGCAACATACATTGCCCAACGATTGGTGATGGTAACGTTCGTGCTGGCTACCGGCGCAGCATTGATCCACACCGTTGCCGCATTGGTATATGTGACAGTGTTTCGCGCCAACAGGTTCGAAGACGCGAACAAGGACATAGCAGCCTGTGCCGCTGTGCCTGTTGCCGTTACAAGGTCGGTATATGCAAACCCGCCCGCTTTAAAAGATGCCGCCGTCGTTGCAGTGAGGGCTGCTCCAAAAGTATTGTTTGACTGCCCGACAGAAAGAGAGCCGCCAAATTGGCTGGGTGCGGTGTTGGCATTATAAAACGCCCACGTAGCCCCATATACTATGGTAGTTCCCGTGTCTGCCGTAGATGCAATATCACCGAGAACGAGCGCGTAGGTGAACGTGGTCGTTGAAGGGATCGAGGTAATCGTGAACGTGCCATTGATTGATGTTGTGGTCGTGGCATTGATGATGACGGTTTGGCCGACACCATAGTTATGGTTGGCAGCAGTCGTAATCGTGACGACGTTTGAAGTCAACGCGACGTTTGAAATGGTCTGTTGAGCACCAGACGCTATGTTTGAATAAAAAGCGTAATTGGTGGCAGCACTTCTTGCGCCAGAATTATAATAAAATCCGTATTGGTTTGTTATTTGGGAACCAATTCCAATTGTTCCTTGAACTGCTTGGTAATGAAATAAATTTGTAAGCGTAAATGATGTGGCCGCTGTAGATGGTGCAGAATTAACTACATATGCTGATGTCGTAACATCAGATTGAATTGTTCCTGTATTGTAAATACCATAAGAAGTTACAGCACCAGTGATGTTTTTACCAACATTAAGCGTAGTTTGCACAGCAAGCGTGCCCGACGTGCCAATACCAACTGACCCGTTGTAGCCAACACGCATAGCCTCAGAAAGCGTGGTATTCGTCGTAACTGGCCTGACAAGGAACGCAATATCGCCTTGAGTGTTATTTGTTCCGTTGGCAACAAGCCCCTTAATTCCAGCGAAACGCCAAGCCGTTCCTGCTGCCGAAAAGACAATCGCGCCGCCGTTACCTCCCGAACTTCCGCTGTCCGAAAGCATCAATGAGCCACCAAGAGAAGTGGTCGTGTTGAACGATGCCGTCGTCTGCCCAGCGCCATAAACGGTCAATTGGCTTGCAGGCGAAGCAGTTCCAATGCCGACATACTGCGACGTATTGATCGTCATCGCAGTGACTTGGCTTCCGGTCTTGAAAATGATGCTGTCGGACGTGCCAGCGCCGGAGGTCGATTCAAGCGTCAGAGTGGACGAGGCAGTTGTGCCGCCAATGAGTAGAGGCGACGTAATGCTGGTATTGAATGTTGGCGACGTTTGAAGCGCCACAACCGTACCAGATCCGGTCGTCGAATACGACGTATCCCACGCTGTGCCAGTCGAATTGGCAATACCAGCGGCAGGATAAACCATTGTGGTCGAACCAGTCGGACCCGCTGCCCCTGTGGGGCCTGTTGGACCACCAGCAGGACCTTGCGGCCCAAGAGGGCCAGTGGGTCCAATGTCTCCGGTCGGGCCAGTAGGCCCACTTGCGGGTCCCGTGGGACCTGCTGGTCCAGTTGGTCCGCCCCCGGTCGGTCCGGTCGGGCCAGTCGCGCCTGTCTGCCCATCATTTCCTGTCGGCCCCGGAATTGTTGATGCCGGTCCGACAAGGCCCGTAGGTCCCGTCATGCCGGTTGGGCCAGTCGCGCCTGTAGTACCGGTAGGACCCGTCGGTCCTGCCGATCCAGTGGGACCTGTTGCACCGACAGATCCATTAGGACCGGTCGGCCCCGGAACTGTGGATGCCGGTCCAACGCTGCCGGTCGGGCCAGTCGGCCCCGGAACAGTAGAGGCTGGACCAGTAGGGCCAACAGCAGACGAAATCGGGCCAGTCGGGCCAGTCGGGCCAGAAACTGTAGACGCCGCCCCCGTCGCGCCTGTTGGGCCTGTTGCGCCGGTCGGGCCAGTGCCAGACGGACCAGTCGGCCCCGGGACCGTTGAAGTTGCGCCGGTTGGGCCAGTCCATCCAGTCGGGCCGGTCGGGCCTGCAATACCAGTCGGGCCAGTAACGCCGGTCGGTCCTGTTGGACCAGTTGGCCCTTGAATGCCCGTGGGTCCAACGTTGCCCTGCGCGCCCGTTTGACCGGTCGCACCAGTGGGTCCAGTCGGGCCGGTCGAACCGGTCGGGCCAGTCAATCCACGCGGCCCGGTCGGACCCGGAGGAGCAAGGTTTGCAATTTGCTGAGATGTAACCTGAACAGAAGTTCCCGACTGAACGGCTTCAAGTTGTTCAGAGCCGCTAAGAGAGGTCGCTACGGGAAGATTTGGGATCTGAATATTGCTCATGTCAGCGGACCTGTTCGCGGGATCTCATTGAAATTGATCGGAAGGCTCGGGTTATTGATTACATACCCACCAGATGTGTAAAAACCCGAAAATGCCGAACTGTTCAGATCAATATTAGTACCATCCACTACCGTAATCGTCCAGTTTCCGTCAGCCGCAGTGACGCCGCCAACCTCCTGAACTGTAACCGTTTGGTTGGTCCTCAATCCATTTGTTGTGGCGACAGTCAAACGAATGAGGCCAGATCCATTGTCAGCCGCATTGGTGATGGTCCGGTAGGTGACCGCATTGGGGTCAGTTCCCGGCAATTGGTTATTGCCGCCCGAAGGCTCGCCAGTAGATTGCGTGACACGGTTCTGATCGTTCTGCGTGATGCGCGAATCACCACCCGGCACAGGAAGGCCGGTGGTTGGGTCAATTGTGTTGCCCTGAGTGAGACGATAATTTGTTTCCGCCGTAACATAATCCTGAGCACGCGGGTTCTGGATCGGAACCGGATCTGCCGGGATGATGATCGCCCGCAATTGCGCCTGCGGAATGTCGTTGCAGTCGCTGCACACCAAGATTCGCTTGTTGATCAGGCCCGTTCCAGCGTAATCAAACTGCCATTGAAGGCGGACGTGGTTGTACAAAAACCCGCACCGGTCGCATATGGCAAATGCGCGCGGATTTCTGGCAGATACTGAGGCGCGGCCATGAGGTCTCACCTAAAATATCCTTGAATTTGCGGAAGAATGTATTGTTGCGCCGTTTCGACGTTCTGACTAGCCGCAACCATGTACGCCTCGTCCGCCAAGGGCTTCAGAAGCGCAACTTTCTCCGGCTTCCATTGAAGAGCAAGGCGCTGGGCAAGGCCATAAGCCGCCGCCTCAAGCCACAAATACGGGATTTCAACCGTTTGACCCGCATTAAACTCGCTGTCTTGGATCTGCCTGACACGATAATATTTCAACGTCTGTGCGCTTGTTCCATCAGGAACAGGCCACAGCGTGATGCTTGGGCTTGCAGAACCCGTCGACCGGGCATCGCCAATCAAGCGATCAAACCAAAATACAGTTGGGAACCCTTGCTGCTGCTTGTTGGGATACGATGCGTATTCCGTGCGCGAAATCGGCATGATGATTCTGTCGATTGGCTGGGAACTGCTGTTTGTCGTCTCGCAGTAGGCGTCCAACACAACAACGGTATTGTCCGGCACGGTGTAGGTTGTCTGTCCCTGCACCAAAGCAACTGTCTGAAGATCGACGGCCCAAAGATTGACGCCCTTGTTTGACCAATTGGCGAGCATCATGTTCGCAGCCATACGGGCTGATTCCATATGCTCCTGAGCCAGTGCCGTGTTTCGGATCTCGCACAGATTAAATGCGTAAAGCGTCAACTCGCCAAGAGACGGATTGAAGGCGTATGTGTTGCTCGTAGCCATATCAAATCCATCATATTAACGGGAACCAGCCTGCTGGAAATAAACAACCATGTTGCCCGTGCTGGCGCTAACATTCAATCGGATGCCACGGCATGGGATTGTAAACGACCCCGACACGGCAGTGCTTCCAGAGGTCCCAGTTACTGTGAACCACGTTCCTGTTGATGGGGTATATCCATCAACACTGATGTCGTCGAAAGTGTATTCCAACTTAAAGGTGGCTGTAGCCGAAATTGTCGTCCCGTAACCAATGTTGAACGGTGACTGAAAATTATCGCAAGCGTAAATCGGAGAGGTTCCAATTCCAGTCACGGTGTAAGAAACATTCGGCATAGCCATGATTATTTGCCCTTTCGCGATCTGGCAGCAGCAGCATTATCTATCAGATTTGGATAAGGTCTACCAGAGGCACGAGCGCGGGCCTTTGCCAACTGCTTCTGTTTGTTCGACAGATGCTTGGTGTGGTGATCTTCTGGAAGTTTGGTGTCCCAGAATTTCTTATCCATGACATCCCCATGCGCGCAGAGATTTGTTGATCCGGCTATCGGGGTCAGCAGCCTTGGCTGAACCTGTCATTTTCCGCTTCACGCCCGTCATTCTCTCACAGAATGACTTATGACGCGGATTGTCTTTGTCTTTAGACGGGGCCTTCAATGTGCCGCCTGTCTCAGAATGGTAAGATGCGCGCCCCTTGGCATTCAAGCCGCCAGAGGAGGACTTACCTTCTTTGCGTGTCCATGCTGCCGTCATTTCATTCTCCAGCAGAAGGAGCGGGGGAGTGGCGCTTTTAACAGCCACAACACCCCCCCGGTCTTTTTAGTCGTGTTCCGGCTCATACGAACGATGACCAGAAGGCTCCTTGCCGCCGTGGGCCGACGAGAGCGGGTTGCGATCCGCACCGACCTTGCCGCCCGACTTGCGCTTTGGACGGTCAGCACGATGCTTGGCATGCTCGCCGTGGACCTTACCCATGTGGTGAACGTGACCACCATGCTTGCGCTTGGTGCGTCCGCCACGCTTCTTCTCTTCGGCTTCTTTCACAACGTGAGAGCCTGCGCCCGCGTAGACTTCCTTGGGAGCCTCATCGTGATCCCAATCGCCCTTAGTCGGATGCTCAGAGCCTCCAGAAGCATGATGCGCGCGGTGGACCTTACCGCCCTTCTTATGCTCCGCTCGCGGATGCTCATGATGATGTGCCTTGTGACCTTTCATAGGACACCCCTATCAGAAGTTGTAGTACTGAGTGAGACCGAAAAGGCCAGTCGCAGACTGAACATTCGCGGCTTGCGGGATCTGACGCACAACGTACTTGTTGGTGCCAGTGGACGGGGCAAGGTTGACACCCGAACCATTCGAGAGATCAATCGTGCCACGAACATCGCCCGTCGTTGCAGACGGGGTAGTGCGGTCAGCCGGGAGGAACCCGTTTGACGCGAACGCAGTGTTCGCAGGAAGTACAACCTGAGACGCACCAGAGTTTACAACAACTTCAGAAGCAGAATCCGAACGGATCGGAAGGCCAACGACAGAAGTCGTGTTGACGCTGTAGGCGTGGGTCGTATCAGCCGTGCCGCCAGAGAGGACGACCGACTTGATATACTTGAACGCCTTCTTGCCTGCGACTGTAGAGTTGGCCGTCAGCGTAATGTTCTCCGACATCGGATAACCGTACACATCATAGCCGTTCACGGTAGCAGTCGTGTAAGTGGCACCCGTTGCTGCCGTAACCGAGACGACCCGGCCAAGGAGGCAAATAGGGTTCCAGAGCCACGTAGACGGGGTTTGAACGTTCGTAGGGATCGCGCAAGCCTGCACATCAGTGTAGGCAAGAGTGACCGTACCGGACGCCGCCGTCACGTTCGCGCTCAACTGATATGTACCAGTCTGGCCCTGTCCAACGGTCGAGGCAGTCCCCGTCGTCGTAAGTTGCGAGACAACATACACATTAGAAGTGGCACCAAGCGTTCCGCCGGAAACCGTCTGCGTTGACGACAGGAGCATCATGCCCGGACCAATCGGCATCGTGCTATTAGCCGTCACCGTCATGATGCCGTTCGAAATCGAAGCGGTAACAGACGCATAAGCATCAAGGCAGAGAACCGTATCAGTCGCGCCCGTATCCGACCGCGCAAACACGGACGAATAATAGACACCAGTCGTGGCCGAGTTAGTCGTATTCAAGGCGAGTGTCGCGCTCGTCGGGTTTGCCGACGTAACAATCGCACCAGAAGTCGATGTGTAAGGAACAGCCGACACCGAAACGATGTCGCTGAACCCATACCAACCGAAATCCGGCGAAGCCTGCGATTCACCCGGAGAGTAGGTGAACGCAGCGCGAGGATCGAGGAGGCCACCCCCTGCGTAGAACAGGGAGGAGCCAAGATCGGGATTATAGTCCGCAGGCTGTGTCGGGCTTTGCCCAAATACAATCAGGGGACCGGAGAAAGCGGAAACACTCATTTGGAATTATCCTTTCTGAGAATCCACGAATCGTTTGACAACTTTTTCTTTGTCAGAGTGCTTATCAAGATAACGGATTGCTGAAACAAAGATATTGCGATCTTCCTTCAATTTTCCGATTCCAGTATTGCAATCCGAACAAAGCAAGCCCCTAACTTTCCCAGTTTGATGATTATGATCTACAGCAAGTGCCTTGATCTTACCATTTCTGGTTGCAGTTTCGGGTTTTGAGCATATCGCGCAGACACCGTTTTGCTCGTGAAACATTTTAGCATACTCATGCCGAGTAATACCAAAACGCCTCTCTCGCTCCTTGTCACCAAGTAATTCACGGTTTCTTTCGCGATAAGAAACTTGATAAGCACGAACAAGTTCAGGATTTTCAACCTTGCGCTTTGCATTTGCGCGGCGGCTGATTTCCCTTGCTTTTTCTCGATTTTCAGACCGCCATTTGGCCGCCCTCAATCGTTGTTTTTCACGCTTATCAGTTTCCATGTCTCAATACTTACGAAGTTGGGAACGAACCGAAGATCGACCTCCAGTTATAATATCCGAAGGAATACCGCTCATAGCCCTTAACAAGGAGGTTATCGGTCACGAAATCGACTTGCATATCGGTTTCGAAGCCAATTCGCTCCATGTAGGAGAGGCCGTTGATGTCGGTAAGCAGGAACCACGAGTAGGCCGAGGTCAAGAAGTCGTTGACGATGTAGCCTTCTGGGAGACCGCCAGCAGTGGAAATGATGGCATTAACATCATTATCTGCTGTACCCGGGCGCAGTTCCGTCTTCGTGAGACGAATTGCAATCGGCTCAAGTTGCGGCGGAACAACCAGTTTACGCGCGCGAGCGAACACTTTCAGGCCAGCCTGATCGCGGAAGTTCGTACGAACGGAGATCATGCCGTTCAGCAGCGAGGCTTCGTTGAGGTCAAGAGCCGTCGTGAACGTGTTGGCCACCGTGCCACCGTCAATCGGATGCGAGGTCGAGCAAAGTGCAACGCCGTCGCCGCCAATGGCGGAGTTGTAGGTGGTCGCCGTGTTCAAGAGGTTTGCCGCGTAGATTTCCTTGGTCTGCTGGAAGGACTCGATCAGACCGAGGTTCGACGGCATAAACTGGCTCTTGTACAGGTTATCGTCGATGGCCTTACGGGTAATCGCGTACCCAAGACCAATTTCAACGTGTTCCTGATTGTAGACGTAACGCTCGCCAGCACCGTTGTCGAACGATGTCTGACCGCCTTCCGTCTTAAGTTGCGCGAGGCCGAGGAACCGCATTTCGGCGGTACGTTCGAGAGCCATGCGCGACTCATGCTTCGTAAAGATCTTATCGTACTGAGACGGGATCATCTCGTACTTGCCTTCAACCCCACGCAGACCGGGGAGGAGAAGGTCTTTAATTGCTGAAAGATTAACAGCCATTGAAGTCTACTCCTCTTACGCGCCAGTCAGGCTCTTCGTGCTGACGTTGTTAAACGCCACAATCACGATGTTGTTGGCAGATGCCGTGTCGGTGCCGTTCGCGCCCGGGGGAGCGACAAGCAAAGAAACGATGCGGAACGGATAAGTAGCGGTGACAGCCTGAGAGGCGGTGATATACGCGCCCGAAATGCCCGAAGCAGAGTTACCACTGCCGTAAGCAAACAAGACGTTTGCACCAATATCAGCCTGCGTGAACGGACCAGCGCCCGAACCACCAACCTGAACGCGGAACTTCGCATTCGGATCATTGACGTAATACGCGGTCACATCGCCGTTGGCGTCCGAGCCGGGCCAATAATTCGACCAAACCGTGCGCTTCTGCGAAGTCGAGAGGTAGGTGCAGCCAACGAAAATGCCCGCAATACCCGTGGACTGAGTGCCGGGGGTAATGCTGGAGCCTTCGAGGTAACCAGTACCAGACTGGTTGAAATAGACGGGATCGCCGAAATAGATCGGCGTGGTGTAGCCAGAGGCGATGAGGCCGGTGACCTGTTCATAGGTCGGGGCAGAGCCGGTCCCGCTCGCTTGCTGGAATCCGAAAGGCGCGAACGTGTTCGCCATGACGGTTGTCTCCATTTTACGAGAAGGTTGCTATGCGCCCGGCACTGCCAACCCAGACAATTGTGAACCCGCCTCCCCGGGGGCGGATTTAGAAGCCTTGGCCTTAGTCCTCTGGAATGGGGACCGGCTCAAACGACTTCTTCACATTCGGACGGACCTTCGCGTGTTCGCGGGTCATCGTACCGTCAGGCGTCGAACCAAGTTGCGCTTCTTTAGCACGAACCTGACCAATCGCTCGCCGCAATTCTATATCCTTGTATTCCTTTGTCAATACTTCAGGCCGCTCCATAAGAATCATGCCGTCACGCTCAATTGCCGAGTAATTTCCGCCGACAGGCATGTACTCAGGGTGACGGATTGCGGGGACAGCCTGCCACCCGGCGCGGGCCAAAGTGACCTGATATGCTGGGTCTTCCTTGCCGAACAAATGGTGGCGCTTCCACTCATACGTCCATCCTTCAGGCACAATATCCGGGCTAATGTAGAACTTATCAACCGAATCAAGATCAATATCGCCCCGATTTGCCTTGATTTCCGCAGCACGAGCAGCAGCCCTTGCGCGGGAGTCGTCGGGACGAACTTCGCCACGGAGTTCCTTCCGTGTTGCGCCCTTTTCGACCGTGTATTTGGCTTCAGTCATAATCATCTCCTCAATTCATTTTGCCTTCTTTGCGAAGGGTCAGCATGTTCTTGGCGTAATCCTCGTAAGACATGCCCATGATCTCAGCGGCTTCCTTTTGCTCTGCGTTCAACCGCACAACGCTAGGCTTGCCAGATGAGTTAGATGCAACACGGCTTGTCGGAGCGATCACTGGAGCCTCAGACCGCTTCTGAACAGGTTTTGCCGCCGCCGACATTGCTGGCTCCTCAACCGGATCTGGCCGATAGGTCGGCACCGTCTGCGTTTTGGGCCTCATGCCCATAAAGTTTTCAACGGCATGAAAGTAAGCATCCGTGTCCGGCACATAGCCCTGCGTCATTGCCAGATTGTGTGCGCTGACCATCGCCGTGTACAAACGCTGATCCCTAACGACTTCAGGATGCGCGCGAACCCAGTCCGCCGACCGGGGCGTCAACTGGCTAGCAAATGCCTCAACCGGGTCGTTGGCAGCAGGCTGCTCTGGTTGACTGCGTTTTGCTTCAATTGCCGACTTGCCATTCTCCAGCACTTGCAATTTGCTGGAGTTCAACGATTGCACCTCTTGCAGATCCGCAGCCTTCAAGAAATCGCCTGACTGCATTGCTTCAGCCCAAGCCCTCTTGATGAGGTCCGAATTGCGTTTCGTGGCATCAATTGCGCTCAGGATCGTTTGATAGTCGCTTTCCTGAACGTCTTTCTTTGCCCGCTGCGCCTCGTTCTGGGCCTCATAAGCCCGCCGCTCTGCTTCCTGACGGGCTTTCTTTTCGTCTTCAAGCCGCTTGCGAAGCGATTCAATGCCTTCATCAGGAGTTACTTCTTCCTGATTCGGCTTATCGTCTTCATTTACAACGACTTCTACCGGCGAATCAGTCTCGGTAATTTCAACCTTGACCTCTTCGTCGGCTTCAATTTTGCCTTCCGTTTCATCAATCATGTTTCACCTTACCAAATCGCATCGGGGAATTTGCTCGTCCCTCGGATGTCAATGTCATCAACCAATCGGCAATCGACACCGTGGACATTCAGCGACCAACTTTCTGCCGGTCGAAAGAAAACCCACTCGCCAACTTCGACATTTCTGCCATTGAACCATTTGTTTTCTGGATCAACGAACGCCTGCGGACCCTTTTTGATCACAAGACCAACCTTGCCCTGATACCGGTCTTCATCGACCGTTTTATTGGTCAAAATGATGCCGCTGGCTGTCTTTTCGGGCCTGATATAGATCGCAATAAGCAGTTGGTTCTTGAAAACTTCAATATCGCTGATGTCTCCAAGTTCATCCAAAATATGCTGTTTCGGATCAACCGCGTGTTTCATTCGCATAAATGGCATTACTTGCTCCTCTCCCTGCCAAGAAGCACAGACTCAGCATCGTCCATGAGATCCAACGCCTTGCGAAGACCAGCGATCACGCCAACCCGGTGATTGTGGGGTGCGGGTTCTGTAATGAAATAGGAAACAGCGGTCTCTTTTTCGACCTCAATTGTTTCTTCTATCAGTTTCGCAAGTATGACCATGAAACGGTCTGAATATGTCTGTGCCATTGTTATCGTATGGCACAATTTGGGTCATAATTTTTTACAATGAATGCAAATTCACGTCTGTTTAACTTGCAATGAACGCAAAATGCTGCTATAAGTCATATTGTCAGTTGATATTAACCACCTAACGCTCAACCAATGGGGACTAGAATGCCAGCACAACGCGATTCACAACGCAGCAAAGTTTATCGGTCGGAGAGGGTTCTGAGGCAATTTGCCAATCCCCTGCCAACAATCACTGATATCGAAAAGTTCATTACCAAAGAGATGAGCCGCAAACGGATCATCGACAAATACCCTGACGCGGTTCGCTCAATCGTTGTCGCTGATGGTCGGGGTCGTCGTCGGGCATGTGCTTATGGCGGCAGGCAGATCTCAATGCCAAAGTGGTCCAGAAACACTCACATCGTGATCCACGAAGTTGCACACATTATATCGGCGCGACATTACGGTCATCAGATTGCCGGTCATGGGTGGGAGTATTGCTCGGTCTATCTTGATCTCGTCCGGCACATCATGGGCGTCGAGGCTTTCGAAACTTTGAAGCAGTCTTTCAAAGATCACAAAGTGAAGTTCAGCGAGCCGAAGAAGCGCAAGCCGCTGTCTCCTGAAATGCGCGCAGCACTCGCCGAGCGGTTGAAAGCAGCACGAGCAGCCAAGGCGTAACTGACAAAAAAGGCCGGGGTGATTAGCCCCGGCCAGTCTGTGGTTTTTCCTTGGGAGGAAGAGTTTACTTTAGACCCTTCTGGGCCTCGCCGTAAGCCTTAATTTTCTCCAGACGGCCCAATCCACCGCCAGCAGCGTGGTCAATCACATGCTCGGTGCGACCACCGGCCTTGACCTTGCCACCACGCTTGTACATGGTTTGACCCTCGTGCCCGCCAACGCCGCTATCACGGGCGGGACCCATTGCCCGGCCCATGTCACCGCCACGCTCTGGGCCACGGACATCCGGCGGATTGCTCTGGCTCATCTGGTTCATGACCTGATGGTACTTTTGAGGGTCCTGCTGCATCAGCATCCGCATCGGGATGTACTGATTTGATGCGGCATCCCAGTAAGGCATGTCACCAGAATTTCCGGGCATGCCCATTGAGCCGCCGACAAACTTACCAACGCGGCCACCAGTCTTGCGGCCCATCGGCGCGCCACCGCCAAAGGCAGGCGGGATCTGCGGGCCACCAGCACCCATCGGAGGCATGCCCTGCGGACGCGGGGGCATCGGAGGCGGCATCGGAGGACCGCCAGCACCAGCGCCAGCCAGAAGCGGGGCAAGAGCAGCCATCGGATTGCCCGCAGGAGGCGCACCAGCATGACCCGGCATCACATTGATGTTGATGTGCGTCTTGCCTTTGGTTTTGCCACCATGCTTGTGAGCAATACGGCCACCGACAACGCCGGGGATCTTCTCCTTCGAATTGCCGGAGAACACTTCACCACCCTTAGCATGGTGCATACGCTTCAGCGTCTCAGCGAGATGAGCCTTCTTAGCCAACTTCGGGTTCTTGCTGTGTTCAGCCTTCTCAAGTTTCTTGGCGGGGATCTTCTCGCCTTCAGCAACATGGAGCGCCTTGTGGAGCGAACCCGGGTGCTTGATGGCTTTCTGAATCCATTTGACCTTGCCGCCGTCTGCCTTCTTGGTCTTGCCGCCATAGCAATTGGCGTCACGCATGGCCGATGGCTTGACCATCTTCTTGATCAGCGCCTTGTCTTCGGCAACATCGGGATGACCAGCCTTGCCGCCCTTCTTGAGGCCAGACGGACGGATCGGAGGCGTGGGAACACCGTCAAGGTCCATCGGACGACGCGGGGGAAGCGGGACGCTGCTAGATGCCGGGCGAGAAGACTTTGCTTTTCCGGTTACGCCCAATGCGCGAGCCGTCGCCGCCGAATCACTGAAACTCTCGTCCGCGTATGGATCAATGCCAGATCTGGCCTTATCCATCTGGTATTGTGTACGCTCATCAACGCCGCCCTTGGTAGCATGCTTGGCCCGCCCGCCACGCTTGAAGCCGCCCGTCAGTTTGCGGCCCTCGCGGTCTTCATTTGCCATGCGAACGTCGCGGTTGATCAGGTTGTCAGGCGTCAGATACCGTTTCGAACGATCAGCAGCCTCGGTCGTGCGGCCACCAGACTTACGCATGGCCCTATCAGCGCGCTTTTTAGCGTCTGCGCCCTTGACCTTACCACCAGACTTGTAAAGCCTTTTCACAAGAGGTCTGGCACCCGTCTTGACGCCCGCACCGATGTCTTCGGGCGGTGTCCAAGTCGACGAATCGACCTTCTGATGAGGATCGGCAGCAAGGCGCTCGGCCTTGGCCTTCATTGCTTTACGCGAATCTTGGGAAAGTTTAGACATGGGCGGCTCCTGACGCATGTTTCTCCATATTATCCCGTTTCTGGGATTTCCACAATTCCATCTGCATCACGCTAGATAGAACTGAAGTCGTGGCTGGCCATCCACATACTTAACCCGACCATGAACTCGTGAAATATCACCGAAAGCGTGACGTTTTGCCCATTGAGCGACTGACAAACCATCAACTGTCGGCAGTGACATCTGCGATTTTGTTAGTTCTTGCATAAACGGAGGCGTTTGTTGCGATTGAGGTGCCGCTGGTTGCTCAAATTGAGATGAGGGCGTTGATTTTGCGACATTCAACGCCGCCAAGACGGGATCGCTGGCTTTCGCAAACTGCGTTTCAGTATCCTGAGAAGCCTGACCTGTTCCAATTGCAAAATTAGGCATTGGCCCCGGAGCCTGAACTGTCCTCATGGTCGGGAATCGCTTTGTTGAAGCATTTTCAACACGATTTTGCGGTTTAAATCCAGACATTGCACGATTGGTGAATGCTGCGAAGTCCCCCGCCGTCATGTTGGCAAGCATTGGATTGGCTGCAATTGCCTTTGGACTAATCAAACTTGCCAACGGTGTTGATGGATCGGCAGAAAGAACACGTGTCGCTGCACCTGCGCCAATAAAATGCGCCGCATACACATTGCCCGGCGATGTATCAATGCCGTGGCTCTGCAAAACCTTCATGTTTTCGCGCGTCAAATTGGTCGCCAGTTCAGTTTGTAACTGGTGATTGAGCGTGATTTGCCTCAATCGCTGGTCGTTTGACAAAGAATTTCCCGCGTCATCAACACCCATTTCAGGGTGATACTTTTGCTGCAATGAAAGAGCCGTCGACGGAAGCATTTGATATTTGCCAAACGCACCTGATGCAGGATTGTACGCGGCATTATTGTGGCCCGACTCTGGGCCAGCAATCTGCTCCGTGAGACCAGTCACCAAAGTGTCTGCATCAGGCGTTACACCGCCATTGGCAAATCCGTCATGGGCAGACCGCAAAGCATTGTCGATGGCATTGTTACCAGATGCGCGTCCTCCTTTGCGATAACCCCATATTTTCTTATGCTCCTCTTGATGGCGCATGAGATTATCAAGCCATTCTTGAGTTGCTTTTTGAACAGGCATTTTTGTCATCAAAGATTGTTGTTTTTCCGTTGGTAAAGGCGGTATTCCTCTTTTTGTGATTTCTGGCAACCCAGAGGCCCAATCACTAAACATGATTTCTGCCGGAACTTGATATTTAAAGCCCCCCTCATACCCCGAAACACTTGGCAGTTTTTTCGGATAAGTTGGATGCCCATCTTCATCCATAAATGGCGGTTTTGTTAGATCAAGTTTTGACATTGAATAGCCGGATGCAAGTTGATCTGCGCTAAACATGCGTGGATTAGTAATAGCAAATCTTGCCGCGCCAACATCTGGAAAACCAGCCTCGTATGGGGTTGCTTTATCCATTGCTTCTGCAATGAGAGCCGTTTCTGCCCCCACATTATTCCTACGCAAAAGTTCCTCAACAATTTTTGGGTTTTGAATTCCGGGCCAATTTTCAATTTTTTTGCTTAAAAAATTGTTAACCGCGTCAATTCCTTTTTGGCTTAAATTGCTCGGATCAATTTGTCTAAGCAAAGCCTCAGCCATGTGATGAGACGAATCACCCGCTGGCGCTCCCATATTGACGCTAGTCATATAGACAGGACTGTCGGGAGGGATGTTTTTATTGAGTATTTTTGTCCACATTCCTTCTACTGCTCCGGGACGGGATGCCCATGCCGCAGGATTGTCTCCCAACGAATGAAGACCTCTTTGAAAATCAAAGCCACCTTCCATAACCGTTGGTTGGCTTAACTTGTTTGCCATAATGCTATGGATTATGTAATCAGCGGCAGTTTTATCACCAACTGCGGGCAGCAGATATGCGCCTTCTTTATACAATTCTTCTGGAGTTTTTTCTTTCCAAGGAACAAGATTGCCCCTCGGTGTATAAGTATATTCCAACTCATGGAATGGCTTACCACGCTCTGAAAGAACTGGAGGATTTGCTGCTAATGCAGGATCTTTTGCCAATATATCTGCGCCAGTTCTTTTAATCGGAATGGCTGATAAATTTGCGGGGCGATCAGGCAGCAACGCTCTTTGTGCCGCACTGAGACCGGCAGCAACGAGATGAGGCTGGTGAAAAGACGATGTGGGATACTGGTCGCCCATGCCGCCAAGGAATGTGTTCGGCGTTCCCATCTTTCGTAAAATCGTATCCGCCGGGTCTTCCAACGTTTGCTGCGGGAGGAAATCATCCGGCTCGTCGACAGCGCCCTTGGTTGCATGTTCCGCCCTGCCAATGTCAGGCCGCACTTTGCGCTCATCATTCATATCAGAAAACATCCGTTTTTTTGCCGCATCAAGTGCCTGATCAATCTTGTTTGATGCCACACTTTGCGCCAATTGGTACGCATCATGCGGGATTGCATTAGCAATTGCATGACTTCCAACCTCCGCAGCACCGTGCAATGCTGCTTCTTCAGCCATACGAGCAGCACTAGAGCCAACTGAAGACAGTTCACCAAAGACTGGTATTGCACTCAATGAGGACAGGGCCAATGCGCGTTCTAGTTTTCTGGCATCCTCATCGTTGCCGGACGCATAAGCCTGCTTGATGCGGTCGTTGAGTTTGTAGGCATCATATGCCGCCATGCCACTGCCAACGACAGGCAATGCGCCAAGCAGATTCTCAATCGGATGCTCGGTTATGTCGTGGTAGACATTCTTTCCAAGATCCAACGCATCAGATCCCATCTGACTGTAAGATGTGTTTTTCAAATAGTTGTATGCCGTCTCTGGTATTGATTGGAGACCGCGCCACAAATTGCTCAGATAAGATGTGTCAACATCATCAACTGCGCTTTTTGTCGCGTGTTCGGTTCTGCCACCGGTAGCACGGCCTGCTTTCTGAACTTCCATTGGATCAAACATAATGGCCATAGGATATCTGTGTTTTGTATTGGCTATCCCTGAATAACCGTATTCTTTCGCCAAACGTTCAACATCGTTGACTGCTTGGCTCATGTTAATCCAAGCGGGGTCCGTTGTTGATGTTGCTGGATTGCGGTTTAATTCTTGAGAAATAGCCCACAATCCGGCTGGGTCTTTGTTCCAATCGTAAATGCTACCGGATTGCGCCCTATATTTTGCAGAACCAAGGCCCGGCTCCGGCGTCACACGATTAGGATCACCCAGATAAAAATATGAACGATTCATAACACCGCCCGGCACAGAATACAGGCGATCTCTTTCAGCCCCCTTTAAGCCAGTCCCATAGCGAGAGGGGTCGGTCATCGTCAAATTTGGATCTCGGCTGAAATGCGCGAGCGTCGAAGAAAGTGTGGTCCCGGGTTCTGGTTTAATTAATGGTTGAATATAACTTGGCATTCCTCCGGCATACTCAGTGCTGAGAAATTCAGGGGGCAACAAAACGGCTTTGTTGGGAGCATATTGCCAATCCTGCATAGCCTCTGTTTTTGCTCTTTTAAGAGCCTCAATTTCATCTGTGCGACCATCCTTGATTGCGCTAACCAAGCGCATTTCAATTTGGCCAAGTTGGTCAAATGTCTTCATATTTAGCGGGGTGTAATTCACAACGCTGTTTTGGCCGCGCGTTTCAGCGGTCATCGCTAATCTCGCAAGAGGCGAATACATTCTGGAATGAACGCCCCACGCCCTTTCTTCGCCTTGCGGTCCAAAAGTGTTCCCTAAAATTGCGTGACCAAACGCATCATGAACGGCACGAAATTTTTCATTCTCGTTCAAGCCTGTTTCTGGATCGACATTGTGCAAAAAGTCGTGCCTGTCTCCGCCTTGATAAACGAACAAATGCCCATTGTTGTGAACATCGTTCACCATGTGGCCGCTGCTTTCGTAATTTCCTTCACCGGCACGATGAAACGAGTATCGCAAAGGCAATGCTTCAAACTGATCAGCGGTTTCCTTTGCCATTTGACGATAGGCGGCTTCAAGAAGTTGATCGTAATTTTGCGCGCCCGACTGCTCAATGACTTCAGGCATCATTCTGCCGTAGGCATCAAAAATTGCTGACTTGTATTCAGGGCTTCCTTCAGCCGCTAAATTGAATGTGCGTCCAATTGCGCTCTGTTTGGTGAGCGACGAACGCGGCATTTCGGGCTGCGAAATTGGAGGCAATCCAATTGACTCAACATATTTGTTTGCAGCCTTCAGCGGAATATTGGCTTCCGCCGATGGCATCAAAGGTGATGTTTTGCCCGTGATCGGGTCAAGTTGCGGAGTTCCGTATGGAGTCGGTCCTCTTCGTGCGGCATCAGCGGGCGAACTGGGCCATGTTTCTTGTCCAGATCTGCCAGCAATTGATCCCTCCTCGCCTGCCGGTCTTGGATGGACGCGGTAGAATGGTCCTTCTTGGGAAGTTCCATATTTCATTCTCCTTAAAATTGCATTTTCTGCTGATGATAATTCATGGCCAAGACCGCCTTCCATTGGCAGCATTGCCATAGCAGCACCACGATAATCACCAGATTTTAATGCTTCTTGGCCACCGAGAACTTGGCCGACAGGCGTCACATCGGCAACGCTGAACCCAGTCGTTCCCAAACCACGCGAACCAACAAGACCTTGGCCAAACTGCTCCTTGTTGAGCGACGGTTGATCGCCCAACATCCAACTGGCAACACGGTCGCGCCACGTTGGCTCATACGGCTTGACGACTGCGCCGGGCAGACTGCTTGTGTCTACAGTTTTTGCCTGCGCCAATGCCTGCTGGATTGCGCTATCGTCTGAGAGGTTGTCAGCCATCGAAAAAGTCTCCGAGATGGCGACAATCTATCCGATTTCCAATTACTTGCCAAGGAAGTGCAGCGTC